TCACTCCACTGGGGCTTATTGACTAACCCCAGGCCAAAACCCGTTCCGAAACGGTCATCGCTAATAAGCGGTGGCCGTTTCTTCATACCCTTGAAGGGAGAATATTCGAAGAACCGTTCAGAGGCAATGAATGTCAGACGATCTTGTCGCCGACTACGACGACGAAACCGAAGCGGAACGCGTGGCGCGGCTGGAGGAAGAGCAGCCCGTCGATGAGTTCTCGCGTGATGTCGTGGACAAGATCGTAGAGAAGTTGATGATCGTCTGCGACGAGTTGTCCGGCCACCCTCTGCACGGATATCAGCGTCCGTTCGCGGAGCGTCTCTTCGAGTCCCTCATCATCGGCGACGGTGCCACCATCACGGCCCTATTCGCGCGTCAGTCCGGCAAGTCCGAGACAGTGGCCAACGTCATTGCCACCTGCATGATCATGCTGCCGGTGCTCGCCAAGGTCTTCCCGGACCTCCTGGACAAGTTCAAGGAAGGCTTCTGGGTCGGATGCTTCGCTCCCGTTGACGACCAGGCCGAGATCATCTACTCCCGCATCGTGTCCCGGCTGACGTCGGACCGTGCGGTCGAGTTCATGTCCGACCCGGACATCGACAGCAAGCCTCTCAAGGGCAAGGGCGCGAGCATCATGCTGAAGGGGCTCGGGTCGTTCATCCGTCGACAGACCGCCCACCCACGCTCGAACATCGAGGGCCGGACGTACCACGTCATGGTCATTGACGAGTGCCAGGACGCCGACGAGCGCGTGGTCAACAAGTCGATCGGCCCGATGGGCGCGTCGACCAACGCGACCATGGTATTCATTGGTACCCCTTCGTACGTCAAGGGGGTCTTTTTCAAAACAATTCAGTTGAACAAGCGGCAGGCAACCAAGCGCGGTGCTCGGCAGAACCACTTCGAGGCCGACTGGCGCGAGGTGGCCAAGTGGAACAAGAACTACGAGAAGTTCGTCCGCAAGGAAATGCTGCGGCTCGGTGAGGACAGCGACGAATTCCGTCTCTCGTACCGTTTGCACTGGTTGTTGGATAAGGGTATGTTCACGACCTCCGAGCGCATGGAGGACCTCGGCGACAAGTCGATGGAGATCGTGCACGCCTGGCACAAGACACCTGTTGTCGTCGGCATCGACCCGGCTCGCAAGCAGGACAGCACGATCGTCACCGTGGTATGGGTCGACTGGGATCACCCGGACGAGTTCGGGTTCTACGAGCATCGCATCCTGAACTGGAAGGACCTGTCCGGCATGGACTGGGAAGCCCAGTACGCGGCCATCGTGGAGTTCCTGGCTAACTACCGCGTGTTCGCGATCGGGGTGGACGAGGGCGGCCTGGGAGACCCTGTCATCTCCCGCCTGCGCGTACTCATGCCGCACGTCGAGATCCTCGGCCTGTCGTCCCAGCGCGGCGAGCAGAGCAAGCGCTGGAAGCACCTCAAGGAACTGATGGAGAAGGGCAAGCTCGGCTGGCCCGCGCATGCCAAGACCCGTCGGCTGAAGATCTGGAAGCGGTTCTCCCAGCAGATGGAAGACCTGGAACTGAAGTTCGAAGGTCCCTACGTCGTCGCGCAGGCTCCAAAGGCGGCCGACGCACACGACGACTATCCGGACTCACTGGCCATCGCCTGTATTTTGGCGAAGGATTTCCAGGTTCCGTCCGTAGAGGTATCGCATTCACCGTTCTACCAGAACGCCTGAGGAGTCATTCCGCAGTCCGATTCCGAATAGGTTTCCAAGTACCCTGAGATGGAAACCTTCTTCGCGAAAGAGGACAAGCAATGGCTGAAAACCTGGCCCCGGCCCCGCAGTACCCGGAGCGTACCGGTACCGCGTACGAGGCAAAGTTGGGTGTCAACCCGTCTCGGCGTGGTCCTCTGCGCTTCGAGGAGGGTGTCGCAACCGACACCGACGTTCCGAACGAGTTCACCAAGGGCGTGATGCAGGGTTACATCACTGCACCGGGCCGTCCGAACCACAACGCGAACGTGTACGAGAAGTTCCCCGAGGAGACCATGGCCGAGCGTGCCCACGTCGGCTCGGCGGCCTGGGTGGAGGCACCGACCTACCTCGGTGAGTTCGCCCACGGTTCGTTCTCGGACTTCGCGACGGTGACGTACGAGCAGGTCGACCGCTCTGGCGGCCGTTACCAGCGCATCAACCCGTCATCGGTTGACGACTGACCCCTCTCTGAGCACAGGAGCCCCACATGGCGACCGGGCAATATGACGACGCCTATGAGACTCCGGGGTGGACAGTTCAGAACCCTGTCTACGCGCCGAGCACGTACGAGTTTCCGTCTCCGGCGCTACCGGCAGGTGTAACCCGAGCCACGATCACCGAATCCTTCGTCTCCGCGAATGGCGGAATGAGCGGCAGTGTTGCCTTCTCTCCGACCATTCGCCGGATGACGATCGACAACGTCGAGGTCTTTCTGGATCCGGTCCGCGCCGAAGTCCGCAACGGTCAGTTGTCGGTACAGATCCTCTCGATGCCTCAGGACATCGTCTGGGAGGTACACGAGTCAATCGGGCCGATTCGGAACTCCTACAAGGTGGTCGTTCCGGCCAGCCTGACATCGGCCGAACTGTCATCGCTGGCTCGGACCGACACACCTACCGAGCCCGCTCCAGGATTCACGCACTACATCCTGGGCGTCGTTTTGGGACCGACTGATCCCGTCCCAGCCAATCTCGCAATCGGGACGTTCGTCTTCCGAAAGACGGCGTAATGAAGGAGGCAGCAAATGCCTAAGTGGGCAAACGACTCAGTGATGGACGCTGGGCTTGACTATGTTGCGGGCGCGACCGCGCTTCATGTCTGCTCAACACTCGACTCGACACCGACTCGGGCCGAGGTGTTGGCCGCATCGCTGGCGAACGTGACCGTGGCGTCCGGTGACTTCACCAAGGCGGACGGGGACACATCCGGCCGGAAGGTGACCGTTGCCGCGAAGACCGCAATCTCGGTGACCGCGTCCGGAACGGCCAGCCACATCGCGCTGATCGACGGCACGAACGTTCGGTACGTCACGACCTGCACCAACCAGTCACTGACGTCCGGCAACACAGTGAACACACCGGCCTTCAAGATCGAGATCGCCGACCCGGCGTAACCCTGGGGGGTGAGCGGTGACCGTCCGCGAATTCAACGGGACCACCGACAGGCTGGTCACCGACGTAGGTGCCACCTCCGGCATGACCTACGGCACGGTCGCCGCGATCGTCAAGTTCAGCGACCTGTCGACGTTCCGTGGTATCGCCTATGTGCACGACTCGGGCGGGACGTACAAGGGCGCGTTCGGGACGACCAACTTCTCGAACTTCTCCCTTAACGACGGCACCAATGACAGCTACCTGAACACGCTGTCCTTGTCGACCGGCGTCTGGTATCTGGTCGTGGTTCGCAAGGCCACCGGGTCTGGGATCACACCCCGGTTCTCGGTCTACAACTTCACCAGCGGCGTTTGGACCCACGGGAACGGCAACAACGCGCTGAACGACTTCACTGCGCCGGGGGTCGGAGGAACACACCAGTTCGCGTACCAGGGCGGTGCGGCCTCGATCTTCGCTGGCCGGGTAGCAGCCCGAGCACACTGGTCGAACACCCTTCCCTGGACGTCGGACGCTGCTGGAGACACCGCTATCGAGGCGGCAGGGCTTGAGGATTGGGCGCTCAACTGGAAGGCCTACAACCCGACAGCGTTCCACCTGTTCAACCAGGCATCTGCGTCGACCCCTGTAGATGACCTCTCGACGGCCGGGACAGCCGACCAGGTATCGATCGTCGGCACCACGCCGGTCACCGGGGACGACCCGTCGGGATTTGACTTCTCGCTGTCGGACCCGGTGCCGCTCGCGGCCTACAACTTCGATGAGTCGTCCGGGTCGGTGCTCGACCGATCCGGCAACGGCCGCAACTTCACCCTCACCGGAAACACCGTCCGTACAGCTAGCGGACACACCAGCGGTGGTCTGACGCAGACCGCTGCGGACATCCAGGCCGGTCCTGCCCTCACCGGCATGCAGACCACATCTCGCACGTGGATGTGTTGGCTGAAGTTGAGTACGTCTGTCACCGGGTGGGTGATGGAGTTCCACAACCAGGGCTCCGACACCGGAGTCTGGGGGCTGCTGTACCTGTCCGGAACACTCCGATTCCGTGCGAAGAACTCCTCGAACACCGCCTTCGAGTCCACATCGATTCCGGCTGACTTCGGAGTCTGGCATCACATCGCGGCCACTCACGACGGTGCGAACCTGCGCGTCTACCGAGACGGTGTCTTGCACAGCACCACGGCCATGGCCTTCCCAGTCTGGACTGCGGACGACTTCCGTATCCTCGACGCGACCGGAAGCGTTGCCGTCATCGATGACGCTCGGCTCTACGACAAGGTGCTCAGCCAGGCGACTATCCAGTCGCTGATGAGCACTCCGGTCGCCAGCGGCGGTGCGGTCACCCTGACTGTTCAGGACGCGAGCCAAAGCCAGACAGTGGACAGCCCAGCGCTGACCCAGGTGCACAACCTGGCCGCTGCTGACGCGTCACAGGCGCAAACGGTTGACGCACTAACCCTGGTGCAGACACACAACCTCGCTGTGCAGGATGCTGCGCAGGCTCAGGCAGTCGACTCCCTCACCCTGGCGCAGGTCCACAACCTGGCCGTCGGGGACGCCTCACAAGCGCAGACGGTCGATCAGGTGACCCTGACGCAGGTCCACATCCTCACCGTGCAGGACGCCTCACAGGGGCACACGGCAGACAACGTGGTGCTGTCACTGGCCCTCACCCTGGTGGTGAACGACGCTCTCCAGGCGCACAGCGTGGACAGCCCGTCGCTGACCCAGGCGCACGTCCTCGGAGTTCCCGACACCGTACAGGGACAAACGGCTGACGCGCCCGTCCTTACGCAGGTACACAACCTTGTCGTGCAGGACGCGACTCACGCACAGACTGCCGAGTCGCCGACGTTGTTGCTATTCGGCATCGCATATCTCCTGATCACCGAATCGGGACCGATTCCGCTGACGCTAGATGGCGTATTCGACGGAACGACCGTCGCCCCAGTGGCGCTCGAATCGATTGCGTGACATTAACTCGCGGAATCCTTCCGCTGTCAGAATTGAATCGATTCCTTGTTCCCGAAAGGCGTACCCATGGTTGACTTTCATGACCGGCGTGATGCCATCGGATCCGGCGATTTCAATAACCCTCGCGGAACGTTCTCCCTGACCACACACGGAGATGTCGAAGCCAGCGTGTGGGCCGTTCGGGACGCTTCCCGGCCGAACCGCAAGGACGTGCACGACTACTACCGGGGCCAAAAGGACACCGCGACCTGGCACGAAGCCAACCGGCTGGCGCAGCGGAGAGCCGCGCACCAGGGCCGAGTGGACGGCTTCGAGACGCTGGCCGACTACGCCGACGCCTACCAGGGCCACCTCGTCCGCGTGATGTCCGGCAAGGGACCAGATCTCGCCGACGAGCGAGGAGAACTCGTACACAGGCAGGCTGGCTATGGCAGAACGTAACCTCAACTTCTTCCACGGGACTGTCCACGACATCGGTGTCGGGAGGCACGTCCTGCCCGCGAACAAGGCCGGACGTACCAACTACAAGGATCACGGGTACGCAGGACAGAAGTCGTCGCAGTACGCCTTCGCCACCGAAGACGAGAACATCGCCTGGGACTTCGCTACTCGCTCTGAGCAGAAGCGGCGATTCTCTGCGCACGCCCAGGACCGGCCGAACCCACCGAACGACCGTGCACGCGTCTATGAGGTCTCTCCGGCACCGTTGATGCGACGAGGCGTTTTCCACTCCGAGCATCCCCTTCATAACTCGGCCGAAATGGACGACACGAAGGAATGGATCTCCTCGAAGTACCGCACCAAGCGGGCGATCGACATCATGCCGGGGCGGCAGGGAACGTTCCCGAACATCAA